ACGTGCTGCCGACCGATGACGATGAACTGGAAAAGGAAGTCGCCCGCATGGCCGGTGTCGACCTGACCGATCCCGTTGCGCTTCCGGCGATGCTTCCGGCCTACGAGGACGCGGCGAGCCGCCTGTTGGGCATGCCGCTTGTTGAGGACAGCCGCCGCGAGGCTTTCCTTGAGCGTTTGTGGCGTTTTGAGAAGACGCTCGCAAAGGGATATCGCGACGACGAGCGCAATGCGCTTTTGTCGGAGTGGAAGACGTTGACCGTTACAGAAGGCGGCAGCGGCGATCCGCACAACCAGATTCTCGCAGCGGCACCTAAACAACTGCGAAAAGAAATAAGTATTTTGCTAAAAGCCGCGCCACATTTTTATCAGGATGCAGCTAAGGGCGTTAAGTTTATTATGGACGAAAGTGCTTTTTTGAAAGCGCTCAATGATAATGTCGTATATCAAAGAATTAAAGGTGACTCGATGCAAGGTGGTTTGGGTAGTGTAATCCACAATCTATATGGAAAACGCGGACAACATTTAACAATCGTAGTCAGAAAAAACGGCTCCTTAAAGGACTATGATGGCAAGCCACTGACAGACCAATTAAAAGAATGGGAAAAGCTAGCTGGAATGTCTTTTGAAAAAAGCCAAAATCTCAAAACCTCTATTGACCTCGAATTAAACGTGAAAGAGTTAAAGGCTTTAGGTTTGGAATAATACAAAGACATATGGCTTCTCAGTATTTGAAGCGCATGGGTACGAACGAGATCGTTAATCCGGAGTCGTGATGAAAACCGCCGGCCAATCACTGCTAAAGGACGTCGCCGCTGTCGCAGCGATGCTTAGCGAGTGGACCACGGACGAGGAGTTGAGTGAAGTGAAGGCAGGAAAAAATCTTGATTGGGAAAGTGTAGAAAAGGCTTTAGAAGCCGAAGATTTTGAAACTAAAAGTGTCCCACTGGCGATACTTAGAGTTGTGGGCTTCACGTTCGGCGATTTTGAAAAAGCCATGAGGAATATTGTCAAAAATAAAGACGAGATTCCTTTTATTGACAATGTTCTAGCAAGGCTGCGGTGAGCAGCGCATGTGGGTTGATTTTGGCGATGGTGACCACTCGGTGCACATAAGCAGTCCAGATCAAAGATATGGGATGGATTTTTGATGAAAACCGCCGGCCAATCACTGCTGGAGGACGTCGCCGCTGTCGCGGCGATGCTTAGCGAGTGGACCTCAGCCGAGGAGAGCTGGATCGAGGCGACAGCCAAAAAGTACGGCGTGCGATTTGAAAGTCAGCTCTACGGCGTCACGGACGCGCAGTTTGAGAAGTTTCTAAAATCGTTCCTGTCCAAAATCCATCCCGATGAAGTCGAGATCCAGCGCGCCGCGATGGAGATGGCTCGCGAGATGCTACGGGAAGGGGTCGAGGAGGCGATCGACCTCTCGCGGATATGGAAGGGCATCAAAGACGCCGCCGCGCGCACGGCCAAATCGTCAAAGGATTCGTTTGTGCGTGGATATCGGCGCGGTGCCGGATTAGACGACAAACCAGATCCCAAGGCGGCTGCCAAACCAGAGCCCAAGGCGAAAAATCCGACCGCTAAGTCCGCTTCCGAAAAAAAATCGGAACCGCCCGAGGCGTCGACCACGAAGCCGCCGCGCGCTGCTAAGCCCGATGACAAGGACGCGGCACCTCCCAAGCCGGCAGCTAAAGAACGGCAGCAGGCGCGCTGTAAACCCCTTAAAGGCCGCCCGGGAAGCATGAAGTGCGTCTCCGCATCGGGGAATGTTTACTACAAAGATTCAAGCGGCCAGTCCAGGAGAGTCAAATGATCACGCGCTTTCAGATCCGCGAAGAGGTCGAGCTGCTTGAGCGCGCAATCGATGGCCTCGAAGAGACATTTTTGTCGTCTAGCGACCCATCGATAGCTGTGCTCGCCTTCGTCGAAAAGCTGTCCTCTCAGCTCGGGGCGATCAAACACGCTTACGCCCACACGGCCAAGGATCGCAACGCTCTGCCGGATCAGGTCATGCCATACATCCGAGCAATCCGTGACGCCTGCGCGGCTCTCGAGGCATCCCTTTCCGGACCTCCAGAGGACACCAACCGGAGTCTGGAGGACGATCGGTGGGACGGCTGAGAGGCGATTACGAAGCCCCTTTGATGCGGAGTGTCGCCGAGGAGGTCAATGACCTTTTCGGGGTCAATCGCGACTCCTACCTGTTCCGGTGGTCCCCGGCCAATAACAATACGATCAAGGACCCGTTGTGGGACGAGCCCACGTCGACGGCCAGATTCGTCCGGTATCCAATCCAGGTCCATTATTCCGAGTACGACCGGACGACCGAGAGCGACGACTCCGGACGGGACCGCAGTCTCGACGTCAGCATCTACATATCGCTCAACCATCTGATAAAGGCGCAAGTCCCCAAGGATGCCGAGGGGGAGTCGGTCGCTCCCGGCGACGTGGTAGGATTCCACTGGCGCGGCGAATACGTCGAAGTTGACGTGATCGAGGCAAAGCGAGACGGGTGGGTGAATGATTCCGATTCATTCGTTGGTTACAGGCTCGATTGCAAGCGGCGCGACAAGTACGTTTCGGAACGAAAAACAGGCGATGACTAGGAGCAAGTCACATGAATAGCGTCAAATTTGCGGGCAACGGGGAAGCCTCAAGACCGATCATCCTGCAGGACCCGCAGGGATATAAAAGAGCAAGTGCAGCCTGGCACAAGTCGGCACAGGCTGCGCAGCGAGCATTCGATGACGTGAGCGTTCCGGGAGGGGGCGACTGGGGAAACGTCCTAGGCAATCCTGATTGGCACGTGAAAGCATACGACAAGGCCATCGACATTATGGGCGACGTGAAAAAGCTCACCGCCGAAGGCACGCCGCTTATGGCGGCAGTCGATAAAGCGATAGATGAGTTGAAATCGAACAAATCCAAAGTCGAAAAAGTCGTTCGTAAGTTTCGCGGAGAATTGAATGATTCAAACAGCGAGGGATGGCATTCAGTGCAGTATTTGCACGGGATGGCAAAGCGCGCGCTAAAGGAGATGTTCATGGCTCGATATGACGAAAGTATTGCTTCTGTCTCCGGCCTGAGCTCGATGATGGAATCTGCCACAAGGGCCATCGTGACCGAGGGCGAATTTGATGGCGAATCCGATGAGGACGCCGCGTCTGCGGAGTCTTCGATTTCTGACGATCTTCTCGAGGCCATTCTGGTCATGATGGCCGGGACTGCGAATATCGCTGATGCGGGGCCGGGGGAGTCAGGCAATTTCATTGGCGACCTTGACGAGCAGGGGATGGCCGATGCGCTGCTCTATGTAGCGCGCGAAATGCTTAAGTCCAAAGGACGATTTAAGCAAATCGCACGCGGCGTCAAACGCAATCCCAGTAGCGCGATCCGCAGTGCCATTGAGGCCGCGAAGGCTGCCAAGTGAATCACAATCCCTCACAGATCATTGACGCCATCCGCGTCGCGGCAGACTTGCCCGGCGCGGAATCGCTCAGGCCGGCCCTCCTCGACGGCGTTCGGCTGATCGCGGGGGCCGTCGCGGCGGCGGCTGACCTGCGTCGCCGCGCTGACGCGGTTCAGACGCAGCGTTCGAGTCTAGTGGAGGCTGGCGCAACGGATGCCTGAGGCGCGCTACAGGTACGGCGGTCCTATAGACGGTCGCACCGTGGTTCGCATCAAGTCGTATGCTGTTGACCGTATTAGGCGCCGCACGATCCTGCTAGCATCGGGCGAGTGCTGGACAGAAGAATACGGGCCGGATGGTTGGCCGACCTTGATAACTAATGGGCGAACGCGCGTTCGCATTCAGACCGAAGGAGACCTGGCTATGGATATGGACTTCCCACAACTCGACGACCTTTCGACCGAGGAGCAAAGTACCGGCGCGATCGCCGATGAGGCGCCGAAGGCCGAGAAGGTCTGCTTTGTGGGGGTTGGCCAGGCTGGATGCAAGATCGCAGATACGTTTTGGGGAAAGGGATACCGGAGAGTCCTGCTTATCAACACGACCGAGCAAGACATGGCCGGCCTGACCTGTCCGAATCGCGTGATCATGAAGGGCGCCGGCCAGGGAGCCGGCAAGCAGCGATCGGTCGGCCGCGCCGCCGCCGAGGCAGCTCGAGAGGAAATCTTGCGCGCCATGACCCGCGCCTTTGGGACGGACTTCGAACGCATCGTCGTCTGCACATCGGGCGGAGGCGGCACCGGATCGGGGGCTAGTCCGGTCATCATTGAGATTGCGCGTCAGTTCTGCGTGGAGATGGAGAAGCCTCGCAAGGTCGGCGCCATAGTCGGCGGCCCGCGCAAGTCAGAAGGGGCAGCCGTGTCGGCTAACCATTCGGCGTTGCTGGCTGAGCTGCACGCCATGACCCCGACGCCCATGATCCTCATGGACAACGAGCGTATCGCCAAGCTCTATCCGACGGCGTCCGTCGCGCAGTTCATGTCGATCGCCAATCAGAATCTTTGTGGCCTTTACGACGTCTTCAATGGCCTCGCCGCTCAGCCGTCCCCATATTCGACCCTAGACCCCGCCGATTACCGATCGGTGCTTGATGCGGGGGTTTTGGTCTTCGGCATGACGACGGTCAAGGACGCAGCCGACCCGACTTCGATCGCGGCGGCGGTCGAAAAGAACATGGCCGGAGGACTGCTGTCTGACTCGGCAAAAATCCAGCATGCCTCGCATGCGGCCGGCGTCATCGTTGCTTCCAAGGCGCGGCTTGAAACCCTTGCTCAAACCACTCTGGATCGCGGATTCGAGGCCCTGAATCGACTGATCGGAACTCCGGGCCTGGTCATACACACCGGGATCTACCAAGGTCCAGATAGTTTAGGTGACAGGGTCTTGGTCTATTGCATCGCGTCGGGACTGAAATGGATGCCGGAGAGCCGATAATGGCGGACGATCGCATTCGGGCGCTCCTTTCCGAGCGCCAGGTTCATTGCACGCTTCGCAAGCAGCCCAAGGCTCTGACGGATTTTTTCTACATGCGCCTGCGCGAGTATGCGGTTCTCGGCGAGATCCAGGGCGAGGAGGCTCAGCTTCTAAGGCCGAGGCTTTTCACGTTTCTAAAGTTCATCGGCAAGCCCAACGACGTCTGGCGGAAGGAAGCTCTTATCCGCGATCAGTGGCCCTTGCTCGAGCCAGAGATTCGCCAATATGTCCCGGCGCCCTGATGTCAAAGCCGATACTCGAAACCAAGGGACTCGACGAGGTTCAGGAATTTATCCGAACGCTCCCGCGCCGTGTCGAGGTCATCAAGCGGTACGTCACCAAGCTAATCGCTGACGACATGGCTGGCCAGGTTACTCAGCGGGCTCCCAGTAACACGTTGGGCCTGCCGGCGAACTATCCCGATATAGAGGTCGCCGCTGTCGATGATCCGAAGAACCCAACCTTTGCCGCCATCTATGTGGGTCGCCCGACACGGGCCGGCGCTCTCGACCCAGCAACAACGGTTCTGTACCCGCGCCGTTACGATGACCGTGATGAATCCCCGATCTCTAGCGATTGCGGCGCTCGAGAAACTGGGGCCGTTCCCAATCGACGTTTTGCCAAGTGCCATCCCCAGGGATCGGGGGTATTTCATGTTTCGACGAGCTCGACCAGACGAGGTAATGGCGCTTCGCGAAAGGGTCATAAGTCGTCGGGACGAGATACGGGCGGTGGTCACCGGAGCCGGATTCGACGAAGAGGTGACGCCGGACGACATAGCGGCCTACTCCGACGTGGTTTTCGAGGTCCTTCGTCGTGAATTCGGCTATGGGGGCGCCGCGCAGCCTCACTGGCGCCCTGCGGTCCGGGCTGTTTTACGCGGGTCGACCATGAAGCATCTGGCCGGAAGCCAGGCGCTTGCCGATCTTTTAGTAAGCCCGAACTACCACGGCTGGGTCCGGCTTGGTATCATCGGCTCAAACGTCACATACGGCGAAATAGAATCGCTTAGCCGATTCCAAAACAAGATCCTTGGCTGAGGACTAGTCGATGGCGCGTGATTACGACGATTTTGAGATCGATGACTCTCTCGTGGATGACCACGAAGAGGATTCCGAAGACCACGTCGACGACGATGACGATAGCGTTTGCGGTCCTCCGACCGAAGTCGATTGCATCGACGAGGAGCTGGAGCACATCGTCGAAGACCTGGAGAGAGCCGGTTACGACTCCGAGTTTGCCGAGGATGCGGTGTATACGGCGCTGGCGGGACTCTGCGAAGATGGGGAGGGCGACGATACGCCCGAAATGGACGAGGACGTAGCCACAAAGCAGACATGGGTCGCGCGTCACGGGCCAATGATACGCCGGAAGCTCAGGGAAGACCTCAAGTTGACGTTCGAAGAGGGCTAGGAGGCCATAGTGCCGCCCAAGTACACGCCCCGCACCGGAAATGTCTTCATTCGCAATTTTGACGAGGGAGTCGTTAAGCGCCTCGGCTCCTATGAGGCTACCTTCGACCAGCAAGGGTACGGGCCGCGTTACGGCTATTGGCTCGACGTTCCGACTTGCACGCCGATTCAGGTTCCCGTCATCTTCAACCAGCCTGAACAGATTTTTGAGAAAAAGATCTATCCGTCGATTCTGATCACACGAGATCCCCCTGATCTCGCGATGCAGCGCTGGCATTCTGTTAAGCAGCTCGAGTATTTCGCAGGCGTCCTTGGCACGGAGACGACCGCTATCGTTGGCGCGACGACGGTCTCCGGGTTCGGCCAGGTCGAGGTCAAACAGCAGGCGATGCCATATGACATCACGTATACCGTCGCCGCCTATGCCCGATACGAGCACGAGGCGATCCCTCTGCTTCAGGCCATCCTTCGCAAGTTCACGCCTTACGCCAAGATTCCTGTGGTTGACAGTCTGGGCGACACGAGGTGGTACACGACCGTCAACGAGGGCGGGGTTCAGGATCTGTCCGAGATCGCGGATATCGCGGATCGGGTCAAGGCGTATGCCCAGCTAGTCCGCGTGGAGGCCGAGCTCGACCTCTTGGACCCGGTCACTCACTCCACGGTCGGATCTATCGAGTCGACCATCGGTGTGTCGGGAACTTTTTGATCGATGGGCATGCTTGACACAATTGCGTCGGCGACCCGAACCCGTTAACATTTTTCTGTAGAACACCTGCACAAGCACAAAGTCAAGTCGAGGGGAGGCCGGGCCAATGTCTGAGTTTCTAAGCGCTGGCGTCTTCACCGAGGAGGTTCGATCCGGCGAAAGCGCGATCCTCGGCGTTTCGACGTCTACCTTCGCATCGGCGGGATGGCTACCACGCGGCCTAGAGAATAAGGCCGTTCTGACTACGAGCCTGCCCGACTATTTCCGTAAATGGGGCGGATATTGGAAGAACAGTGATCTTCCGCTTGCCGCGACGGCTTTTTTCAAGAACGGCGGGTCGCGCGCATACTTCGTTCGCGTTTGCCCGTCTGACGCGACGGCCGCGACCGCGAGCGAGCCATCGAAGTGGAAGTACGATGCCATCTCGCGCGGCGCGTGGGGAAACAACGTCCGACTCGTGATTCGCGGAAACGAGAACAACTACGATTTCAACACTGCGATCTTCTCGAAGTACGACATTGAGCTTCAAGAAGAGAGCAGTGATGGTGCCGGCGACTTTGCGATCGTCGAGACCTTCGAAGCGGTGGATCTGTCGGACGCTGACGCTGCCGATTACTTCCCGGAAGTTGTCAATGACGACGCCACTGGTTCCAAGATCGTCAAGATCAGCGATCTCGGCGGCGGCATCCCGGCAAGTCTGATCCCATCTGCGACGACGGATGAAGCCGTCGATACCGGCGACAACGTCCAGACGTCATTCGCGGCGACCCTCGCGAACCCGACCATCGCGGCGCATACACTGAAGGTGAAGGTCGATGGCGTCGTTGCCGCCAAAGACAACGGACGCGGTGTGCTGACGCTGGTCGGCACTGTCTTCTCAGGCGTTTCCGGGTCGATCGACTATGAGACCGGCGATCTCGCGATCGCATTCACTCCCGCCCCGGGCCTCGGAGAGGCGATCACTGCCGACTACATCAAGAAGGGTGTCGACGAGATCGTCTACGACCTTTCCGGCGGTACGGACGGCACATCCGTTTCTGCAAACGACATCGTCGATGCTTCTCTGTCGGCTGACAAAAAGGGCCTCTATGCCCTTGATGATGTCGACGAGGTCTTGAACATTGGCCTGCCAGACTTCGACGGCGACGTTGTGGCAGCCAACGGGATCATCGACTATTGCGCGGGCCGAGAGGATTGCTTCGCGATTCTGGGATGCGCGCGCGGCATCGATGCCCAGGACGCCAAGATCTACCGCCAAGTGACCCTCAACAGCCTGTCGAGCTATGGCGCCCTTTACTATCCGGGCGTCAAAGTATCCGACCCCTTAAAGAATGGTCGCTCTCGCGCGATTTCTGCGGTTGGGCATATCGCTGGTCGATACGCTTACACTGACCAGAAGCGCAACGTGGCGAAGGCGCCAGCCGGAACAGTCGACGGAGCCCTGGCGTTCACTACGGGTCTTGAGCGAGTCCTGTCCAAGGGCGAGCGCGATCTCATTTACCCGGTGAACATCAATCCATTGATCGACACCCCGGCAACTGGCCGCGCGATCTGGGGCGCGAGGACGCTGGAGCTTAGCGGCGATTTCACTCTTGTTCCGGTCCGTCGCCTCTTCATCTTCCTGAAGCGATCCGTGTGGCTCAGCACACAAGATCTCGTTTTTGAGCCGATCGGTGACGATCTCTTCTCGATCACGAGCTTCCGGATGACCGCATTCTTGAACCGCCTCACGTCGGAGAATTATTTCTCCAGCCGTGTCCCGGCTGAGGCGTTCCGGGTTGTGGTCGACAATTCGAACAACACCGACGCCACGAAGCTCGCTCGCCAACTCATCACTGATATCTTGGTGAGCACTCAGACTCCCGGTGAATTCATTCGATTCAGGTTCCAACGCTCGTTGAAGGCGCTCAGCTAAGTCAGAACGAACGGGAATATGACGGAGGGTTGGACAGATGGCACGCGCGTCAAACACGGACTACTTTCACAATTTCAAGTTCCACATGCGTGTGGTCAGTTCGACCACCGTCGGCGGGGCTACCGTCGGAGCTCAGGGCGGATTCACGAATATCGCCATGCCTGAGATCACCGTCGAGACGGCGGAGTATCAAGAGGGGACGATGCTTTACCGCCGGAAATATCCGGGCCAGGTGAGTTTCAGCGACGTTTCGGTGTCGCGCGGCGTCGTCAAAGGAAACACCGAGCTGTATGACTGGATTCGCGCGTCATACCTTGGCTCGGAATATCGAGCGGATGTGGAGATTCGCCACATGCATCGCGACGAGGTCACAAGCCTCACCGACTTCACAGCGGTGGCAGCCAAGCGTAAAGTAAAGCTTTACGAGGGCATGGCAACGCGGGTTAAGCTCGGGGGCGACCTCGACGCACAAAGCTCCGACGTCTCGGTCGAGGAATTCGACATCGTGTACGAGAGCGCCGAGCTCGAAAACCCGGCCGCCTAATGGCGACCCATGAGGGAATCCCAAAGTGAAAGCACTCGCAGACGAGTTGAACATTGATGCGGTGAACGAGGCCCTCGCCGAGGTGCATGGCCTCGGCTTTGACCTCGGCGGTCTTGGCGCCAAGAAGGCGTCGGCGCCGCGCCGTCATCTCGGAGAGGACTCCGAAGCGGTCAGCAGCCAGATGGAGAACGTGCTGCAAGACGTTCGTGACGCCATCGATGCGGCGCGTAACCAGTGGGACGTCATTGGCAAAGACATGAAAGCTGATGACCAGCGGGCATGGGCCGCGATTGACAAGGTCATGGACGCCCTTCACGCCGTCGACCGGGCCGTGGCAAAGGTTCTCTAATCCCAGACACCCTGAAATAGACGGGGCAAAAGAATGAGCGGTATCTACAAGCACCTTGGCGGCAAGCCGAAGACTCTTGACGTCGTCCTTAAGGTCGACGAGACCAACGCCATGGTTGAGTCGATCACCAAGGCGCATCCAAAGATGGCGATTCACAACAAGACTATGGCCGCCGGCAAACGTCAGCTGGCGGAGAGCGCCGAGGCGGCATCCGACGACCCAATCGAGCAAGCTCGCGCTGTCGCTGAGGCCGAGCAGTCTTACGCTGACATGGCAGCTGAGCGCGAAGAGTTTTGGCAGGGCCTCGCGATCCGCATTCGCAAGTACATGCAGAAAGACGACTGGAATCAAGACGACGACGCTTTGAAGTTCATGAAACTTCTTGCGGCGACGATGATGGATCTCGGCAACGGCGACCTTCGGACTGCTCATGTCAATCTGTCCAAAGCTACCGATTGGCTGAAGAAGTTTGCAGTTGCGGGCGGCGCTGAGTGAAGCGTAAGGAGACCTAGATGAGCCGCGATGTCCGAAAAATTCTTGGATACTCTGGTCAGGACATCATGAGCCTCACCGAGTCGACCGCTGACGATCTCGTCGCGGCCTACCGGGAGCTTATCGCGGCGGCAAAGTCTGGCGCATCCTTTGAGGACTTGGCAGACGGGTTGTCGATCTTTCTTGAGGTCGCTTCGCAGGTCGACGTCGACGGTGTGTTCGACGATAAACTGGCCTGCTTCCTCCGCGACCGCATTCTCTCGGATGACTTCAAAGAGATGGCGCGTTCGGTTTTCGCCCTCCTCGGGGAATCGAGGACCTATTCTGGCTCTATCGCTATGCAGGAGAGCCTTGACGACTTCGACGGGCTTCTGGATCAGGCTAGCAAAGATATTCGGATTGCCCGTGATTTCGCCGAGGCATCGTTGGCGGTCTCCTCCTTGATCGCCAACGTCAAGGCGCGGTCGCCAGAAGCGGCGGCTGTCGTCGATCACAGCATGATCGAGGCTCTCGAAGGGCTCCTCGTTCAGTTGCAAGGCCCGCTGCGGAAGCTCGCCGCGCGCCTCGCGTGAGGTGATTCTTGGCGAGAGATAGGCTCAGCGACTTCCTTCAGGTCGGCAATTTCCACCTCATTGACGTCTCGTTCACTATCCCCATGGTCATGCTGCCCATCTTCGGATTCGCGCGCTGCACGGCGCCCGAGGTCTCGATGGATATGTATCGGATCAAGGAGGGAAACTACGAGTGGTCGCGCAAGGTGATCAAGGGAGCCGACGCTCAGCCGATAACGCTCGAGCAAGGGGTCCAGATCTTCAATTCCGATTTCGGCGACTGGGTTCGAAAGGCGATCACGGGGCGGGTTGATCCTAAAAACCTCATGATCGTTCACTTTTCTCGCATGGGATTTGGAAACGGCGGGACGGTTGGGGCCGCCGATACCGGGAACGACTTTGTCGGCGAGGCGTTTAGCTTCGAGTTCGTCCGCCGGATTCCTGGTCGGGCATGGATCCTCTACAATTGCCGCCCTTCCAATTGGAAGGTAGCCTCTGACTTCGATGCCATGAGTCAGGACATCTCTATGCAGTCCATTTCGCTCGAGTACGAGGAGCTGGACGAAATCTCGCTCGGCGTCTAGGAGGTAGGTGATGAGCGTCAAATCAGCACTGGATATTTATGGCGCCGTCACACGCGGCGTTCTGGGGCGCCGGCCGGTCGTTGAGTTTGTCGGCGACAACACGGTCGACAACTGCATCGACGAGCTCGGGCGCACGGCGACCGTCGAACTCGACCATTTCGTCTGCGGCCTGCTTAACGGGTCGGTCGATGTTTTCGCTTACGCCTATACCATGCCGCGCTATCAGCCATTCGCCGATTCGCTCAAGGCGCTGGTTCAACGGTTCGTCATCGCCGACGGCATGGAGCGTGGTGACATCGAGCTGAAGGTGAAGTCGGCCTTTCGCCGGATCTTCTCCGATCGCTGGTCCGCGCTCGGCCCGGACGCAGCCGATGCCATGGCCGACCGATACGCCGATCAAGCTATCGAGTGGATGCGCTCGCAGTCCCCACAACAAGCCGACCTGACCATCCCGCAAAGCGTGTCAAAGTCCTACTGAGAGAGTGAACGCGCGTTCGCAATATCTTCTGTCCCTCCTGACAGAAGTTCCAACGAGAATGAGGGGGCCGGCTTAGCCAGCCCCCTCTGCTTGTTACGGCGTCATAAGTGTGCAACGATTGCAGCATTACTCTCGCCCTATCGAGGAGTCATCGTGAATCGAGACGACCATGTCGATATCGAGCCGCCAACTGATATGGCGCCAAAAGATCGTGTTCGAGTCAATTTCTGGCTTCGCCGCGATCTCTACGAACAGGTTCTTGAAGTCGCAGCAGAGGACGACATCAAAGTTGCGCCGGCTATCCGCCAGGCCATCAAATATTACGTTAGAGCCCGCAAGGAGGGACGTGCTTGACACTACCGATCGACAACTCTCAAATCGCAGTACAGACCGCAACATCTCTGGCCGACGCAGCGAAATCGTCCGTTGGGACATTCGAGCTTCCGTCCGGATACATCGACTCGAGCGGGAGCCTTCATACGACGGTTCACGTTCGAGAGATGACAGGCGACGAGGAGGACGTCCTAACGTCACGGCGTATGCAAGCCCATCAGAAGCTGCAGCAGGTCATGGAGGGATGCGTCACTCAGATCGGAACGATTCGGCGGGAAGGCAACTCTGAGTGGTCGAAGATTATCCGCGACCTCACGGCGACCGATCGCCTATTCATCATCGTCAAGATCCGCGAGATCACTCTGGGATCCGCCTACACATTCAAGACAAAATGTCCCGAATGTGGCGATATCCACGAACAAGCCGTCAGTCTTTCTGAATTTGTCATCAAAGCGCCGCTCGATCCAATGATCAGATCATGGAGCGGGTCGATGCCGAAGTCTGGCCTAGCCTATACCGCGAAGGTTCAGACTGGGGTCGAGGAGGCCAAGATCGCAAAGGCCGGCGAATCGAAGGATCTGCTTTCTCTCGGGATGCTCGCGCGCCTTGTCGAGCTCGACGGCAAGCAGCCTGTGACCCTTGCTATGGTGAAATCACTTCCTCTCGCTGATCGGGCCTATCTGCGAGCCGAGTTCGATAAGCACGAATCGAATATCGAGAATGATTCCGAGATCGAGTGCCCGGCCTGCGGTCACGAGTACAAGGCCAAGATCGATATAGGTGACTCGAATTTTTTCTTCCCTTCGGCGACATAGAGGCGCTGGAGCATCATCTGCTCTACTTTTTCAATGAGTGGGGCATCGGCTACACTGAAGTGATGCGCATGCCGATCTCTCGCCGCTGGCGCCTCTATGAGCGGCAATGTGAGATCAATCTCAAAGCCAAAGCGAAGTAGGCCGGGGGTCCTTCATGGACAAAAATCGACTGGGTGTCGGCATCGTTTTCAGTGGCCTAGACGATGGATTGTCTAAGTCCGCTAAGGCGGTCGCCAACGACCTCGACGAAACTACCAAGGCGATGAGGGCGGCGGAGGAGGCGGCCAGGGGCCGAGGCGGGCGCGGCTTCATGGCTGACCTTCGCGAAGGTCTGACGATGCTGTCGATCTCTCGGATCGGCAGCACGATCAATGATGTCAACGATGGGGTCTCAGGATCGTCGCGAGGATTCAATGATCTAGCGAAATCCATCGACACTACTGGCGCAAAATTGCGGACAGCTCTCGACCCCAAAACAGCGTCTCAGTTCACTCGGTCGATCACGGGCCTCGTCGCTGGGATGGGCGTGACCGGCGACCAGGCGCAGCAGATCTCGAATGCGCTGGTGAACTCCGGCGCATCTCTCAGTGAGATGCGAACCACCATGCCGATGATTGGAACACTCGTCGGCAAAATGGGCATGGACGCCGAAAAGGTCGCGTCATCCTTTGCCATGGCAAACGGCAATCTCAACATGACCGGACGCGAAGTTAACGACCTGACGAAAGAGGTCTTCAAGCTTCAGCGTGACTACCAGCTGACCAATTTGGTTGAGGGGCTTCCGGAGCTATTCGAAAACGCCTACACCAACCTGATCAAGTTCGGAAAGATCAACGGGAAAGAGGCTGCTCGCACGGTGCAAGCTATGTCTAGGATGACGGCGCAGTTTCAAAAGCTCGGATTCTCGCAGCAACAGGCCGGCAAAATGTCGACCGACTTCAACGACAAGATCACCGATATCCGCGAGGCATTCCTTGATCTCGAGGCCGGTCTCGATCCGCAAAGCGACGTTGTCCAGGGCATTTATGATGCGTTCGGAGCTGGCGGCCTCAATGCCACGGGAATCATCGAGGCTATCAAATCCGGCAAGCACACTCCGGACGAGATCATGAAGCAGATGCAGGGCATGGTCGCGTCGATCACGGACCCGACTGAAAAGAACAACGCCATTCAGCGTTTGAAGCGCCTATTCGGTCCCGAGATGACAGCCGTGCTCGACCCGTTGGCCGGCCAGATGGCCGATGTCGGCAAGAAAGCGCAGGAGATCGGCAAGGGAGTAACGGCCGAAAAGGCATTCGCCGATGTCTCTCGAGCTATGGGCGGAACGCTCGAGTACACCGAAAAGCTCAATCAGGCTGCCCATGACTGGAAGGACGCGATTACTCAGCTGACCATCAAGGGTGGGCTGACAGCGGCCATGAACGCGGACACGAAGGCGACTCATGAGCTGTCCAAAGCCGTGACTGATGCCGATTCAAAACTGGGAGCGTTCGCGCGCACGATCGAGGGTCTAAAGCTTCAAGGCCTGTCTTACTTGTTCCCGGATGCCGCAGCTGCTCGGCCATTCCTCCGCGTTTTGTCTGACATGATTTACCCCCTAACCTCTCTGATGGGGCTGATGACAATCTTCGGGAAGCCGCTAGCGCTTCTCGGCAAAGGCTTGATCTTGCCTTTCAAGCTACTAGGAAAGTCGACGAAGCTCGCTTCCGCCGGTATCCAGGGCGTCGGATTCGCGCTAGGCAAGACCGCGAAAGTCGCCAAGATGGCCTTCGCGGCGATTTCATCGCCTATCGAAACGCTCGGATCCATGTTCGGATGGCTCAAAGAGATGATCTCGCCAATCATGCGGATTGTCGGCAAATTGATGCCGTCGGCGATGCGCCGCTTTGGCGGCATAGCGGCTTCGATGATGGGCGGCCCGGTCGTCGCGGCGATAGCGGCCGTCGTTGGAGCCTTGGATCTCCTCGCCATGGCATGGCCGCATCTCACTGATCTAGTCCGCAAGTTCTCGCCGGAAATCGCCGACGTCATGGATTCGATCGGAGAGAATGTCGGAGCTGTTTGGGACAGCATCAAGGAGGGCGCCTCCTTCGCATGGGATACGATCCTTGATGGATGGGACACTCTGAAAGACGCCATGATGTCTGGATGGAAGGTTCTCAAGCCGTTTCTAGTCCTTGGCTTCAAGGCGATTGCCACCGTGGCTGGCGTCTACTTGGCGATTGTCGAGAAGGTGGTCGTGTCCCTGTGGAAGGGCATCAAATCTGTGTGGAGCTCTGGAACGAAATTCATCGGCGATCTATGGCAGTCTGCAGGCGATAAGCTAGCGGCAACGTGGGAGGCGATATCGAGCTTCTTCTCAGAAAAATGGAAGAGCTTTAAAGGCATGGCCCAGGAAGCGATGAAGCCGATATTTGAGATCGGCGCCTCGATCAAAAATGCCCTTGGCATCGGCGGCGAGGGCATGGGGACCTTTTGGGACGACATGCTCGTCAAGCCGTTTCAGCGCAAGCGCGACGAGATCCTCGGTCTTGTATCCAAGCTCGGCGCGCAGATCGTCAACATCCTCCCTGATTGGGCGAAGAACGCATTCGAGGATGTCTCGTCGTTTGCGTCGGGAATCCTGAACAGGGGCCGAGAGATCGCCGGCTCCATAACAGGGGCCGTGGGGATCGGCGGCGACGGTGCGACGGATGCGGGAGCAGGGCTATCGGGTGCGCCGCTCGCAGCCACCGAGGGAGATGCGGCTGGTGCAAAGATCCTCAAGTTCCCGAGCCCGTCGTCTTCGGCGGCTCAGGATATGGGGATGTTGGCGGGATTCGCCGAGGACGAGCCAGAGGTCAAGGCGATCCCGATCAAGCGCCAGAAGGGGGCCACGGCAGCCGCTCGCGCGGCCGGGGTCGATCTCAGTGCCCCCAGAAGGCCGCAGGTCGGTGACAAAAACTTTCAGGCAGTTGTCGACGCCATCACCGAACAGCGCGACACGCTAGCGAAGCTTCTCGCGGCTCTTCTCGACAAAGACACGACCATTGAGATCAAGGGCGACATGCGCAAATTCTTGAAAGCCACAAATGCTGCAGCTGCTGATGATGCTGGTCGCCAGGGACTGAACGCCGCAGTCGGGAGGTAGATATGGGAGTTAGAATCTCGCGTTCCTCGTGGCTCTCGTTGGCGCCATTGCTGCGAGCAGACGGCATCGTTTTCTGGGACACCCCTGACCTTCCCGAGCTCGCTCCCAGTTCCGGCGACCGTTTCATCGACGTTGACTCGACGTATCTTGGACGACTGGACCTCATAGCCCATGATTTTTACGGCGACGTGAATTTGTGGTGGGCGATTGCTCTGGCGAACAATATCGACCAGATTCCTACAGATATGCCGATCGGAACCAGGCTGCGCATTCCGGACAAGCAGGTCGTCGATGCAGCTCTGTCGCGCGGCGCGAGGTAATCGATGGCTGAATCGACGCTGGCTGGGGGCACATACGAGGTCGTCGCTTACAAGGGCGGCCAAGAGTGGAATCGCACCAACTTTCCAGCTTTCTTTAACTCCATATCATCTGTCCGCGCGGATGTCGGTGGAGGAGGGGCCTCCTCCATCACGATCACTCTGACCCCTAGTTTGATCGACGCTATCCTGATCCTGCAGTCCGGAATCCTAGGGGCCTCGACAGCGGACCCGAGTTTGCTTCCGAGCAGCGGGGGTGGTGGATCACAGCAGCCATCGATCAGTAATGTCGGCGGCAATGCGTCCGCGACATCCGCCGACGCTCCCGCCAGCGCCCCTTCAAACGGTACCTATTATGCCGTTCGATTTCTGTATCCGGGCGTTCCCGAGGGGGACACGCCTTGGTATGGAGGGCACACGTGCCAGCCTAGTTTCGACATAAGCGGCGGACTAATCGACATCACCGTGAAGGTGACGGGCGTTCAGAACATGATGTCGATCATGGGAGGCCCGGTCGTTATCAATAACGAATCGGCGCTCTCAGTCCTGAAGCGATTCGCTTCGAAGTTCAACGTGGAAATTACATTCGACGATGAGGACACGGAGACCGAGGCTCTCCTTTCCGACACAAAAATCAGCGGCGCTTTCAACGAAGATTACGACGACATCATCCGTCGCGTTCTCACAGACCTATTCTGCTCCTACGTCAAATACGACGGCGATGAGGCTGACCCGAAACCTCAGTATCGAATCAAATCTCTGAAATATCTGTCGAAGCAGCCGATCGAATATCACATTTGTGTTTTGAGACAGATCGATCCGTCTAACGGACAGATCCCTGCAGAGTTGTCTCTTGAGTCAGCTGGCGCGCTATTCGCCCCCGGCAATGCATTTGGAACATTTCAGCGCGAGCTTATTACCGGCGAAAAAAGGTTCGATCCATACGCTGGCAGTCCGCAAGATTACAAAGGTCAGTCTGATTCGGCTTCCAAGGCGGACTCTGGTTCGGTGCCTATGGATACAGGCGATGGATTGGCGAAAGGCGGCGCTACTGGCCTTGTCGACACTGGAGGCGATCTCGTCGCCGGCCATGTGGCGGCCGGCATCAAAAGAGGTGACCTAGAAAATCAGGACCGTCTTACGGCTGTTTCTGAGGCGTCCCGCACTGGCGCCTTGGTTTTTTCGGCGACATGCCCAGGAATCCCTCGAGTTCGTCCCCTCTCCTACGTCCAACTTACGGTTGGCCCAGGGGACGGGGGGATCGAAGCCTTCTCGGGTCCATGCCGAGTCACCGAGATCGCTCACGAATGCAACGATAGCGGTTGGACGACAACGCTCAAACTCTTCAAAACAGGCGGTCCAACTTACAACGCGTCCGCGACACCGAAGAAGGGCGAGGCGCCGAAAGCGCCAAACAAAGGCGCAATCAAGCAAGCTACGGATATTCCATGAGCCTCATCGCGAACCTCATCCGCAACGTGACCGACTTCGGGATTGAGCGCGTCTTCAAGCGCTACTATTCGCTCTATCGCGGCGAGGTCACTGACAACGTCGATCCCGAGCATCGCGGGCGGGTCAAGCTGCGTTTGCCCACCATCTTCGGCCAGGACGAGCTCCCGACGTTTGCCGAGCCGCGAGACTTCCGGGGGGCTGGCGCGGGGAAGGGCGAATTCTGGCCCCCGGAGGTAGGAGACTGGGTCTACGTCGAGTTTGAGCAAGGAGACCCGCGTTATCCGATTTACTCAGGCGGCTGGCATGCCCAGGAAGAGGTCGACACGTCGGACTTCGAGCATGATGCTGACGCCCCGAAGTCACGTGGTTGGAAGACCAAATACGGCCACGTGATGAAGTTTGTCGACCAGGCTGGCAAAGAGCGTGTCTATGTCTCGACGCCCAAGGGTCACTTTCTGATCCTCGATGACAGCGAGGGATCCGAGTCGATCTTTCTGATCCATAAATCTGGCGCACAGATGCAGATCGACCAGACCGGATCGGCAAAAATTGTGGCGTTAGACGGCGGCTATGTGTCACTCGACGCGGAGACGCACGAGGTATCGGCGGCGTCTAAGGACGGCTCCCTGATCAAGCTGGGGGAAGACATCCTTCTTTTGCCGAAAGGCGGCGACACGCTCCTGCATTTAAAGGAGGGGCTCGCGCAGTTTACGTCCGCCAAGGACATGACTATCGCGGCGAATGCCCTGACAGTGTCGGCGGGATCGGTCACGATCGACGCGCAGGGAGCGAAGCTAAATCTCGGGGCCGGCAAAATCGCCATCGGAGCCGGGGCGACGGAGGTGGTAGATTCCATCATTCAGATCATCGACTCGCTAACCCAGAGCCCATCTCTGACGACGACCGGAACCGGACCGTCAGGTCCGCTTTCGCCGCCGGCATCGGTTCAACTGGGAGTGCTCAAAGCCCTGCTGTTGGCCATCAAGGGAAGTCTCGCTTAATGGGTAAGCTCATCGATTTGACGGCCAGGTTCATCGGAGAAAGGAGCCCGCTTGATTTATCAGCTGGGGTCGTCGATGCCGGCCTTATTTTGGCGGTCGACGAGATGGAGCAGCTAGTTCACGCCTCGGCGCGCGAGATCGCGATAGAGCTCGTCCGACGGACCCGGGTGATGGTTTGTGTTGATGAGCACGAGGACGAGTACGGCCGGGGTTTTTACTCGATCTATACTTCGGAGGTCTGACATTGCCGGTCAAGCCGCAGGCTGAATGGGCAAGCACCTACGCCGAGGATCTTGAGCAATACTACTCGGACTACCAAGCCGCGCTCGAGCTTGGGGCGCCCGGCCCCCCGATCGTGGAATTCTGGGCTGGATGGGTCGCCAAGAATGCTGATGGCATCGAGACGACCGCTCCATATCCGGGGTCGATCGCCGTGGTCGACCAGTCCTCCTTCGCGCCGGTCGATTTTACGGGCGTGGCGAGCGCTGTGCAGGCGGCCCAAGTTTTGGCCGACGCCTGGCAAGCGTTCATGAACGGCTTAACCTGGCCTCCTATGACGCCGGCCCCTCCATTCACGGCCATAACCTCCGTCACCACGAGCGCGCTCGGGTTGACCGCCGCCTATGCTACGCTACTAGCGGGCTTGACCGCCGTGTTTTCGACTCTCCCGGCAAGCCCCGAGACGGCGATGCAAGAGAAGTCAGAGGCTATTGCCTCTCTTTTCTACACCGCGACCATCTCGGTTGGGGTCCAGATCGACGGCCTGGGGACCGGAGCTCCGCCGCCGGCTGTGTCGATACCGCAATCGCCCGCGCTTTGAGGGAGCGACATGGCCGGTTTGTATGTGAAAATCTCGGGATTCCTTAAAGGGTCAGAGCGCACTTCGCTGAAGCTCTTCATTCCTCTGCCGGTCTTGCCGATCCCGATCCCTTCATTGCCGGTTTTGAAATTGCCGGAGCTCCCTTCGATCCCATCGTTACCGAAGATCGGCATCCCCGCACCACTCGCTATCCCGGTCCCGGCATTGCCGGCGCTGGCCATTCCTGCGCTGCCGATTCCGACGCCATCGCTGCCGGTCATCAAACTTCCCGAGCTTCCGTCGATTCCATCGCTGCCCAAGATTTCCATTCCGGAACCACTATCAATCCCGATTCCATCGCTGCCGACGCTCGCGATCCCATCCCTGCCGATCCCGATTCCGTCGATCCCGATCCCAACGATCCCGTCGCTACCGTCTCTCCCCAAGATTCCGATCCCACTCTTTCCGGCTCCCTTCTCGACTGTGGTGAGCACAGGCCAGGAATGAGGTAGACTGGGTGCAGATCAAGCGCAATCGAGACGCCGAGACGGCACCAACGTGGAGGGAAGACGGTGGCAGCACCGCCGCTCAATTCTGGCACCACCCGTCCATCCAGCACCGCCGAATCACAACGTGACTTGGTGGGGATTTCTTTCCCGTTCCGCAAGGAAAATGGGGAATTCCCCGCGCGCGTGCGGAACGCGGATTGCGTGCAAAACAACATTTTCACGCTATTCAAAACGCCGAAGCGCAGTCGTATCATGCGGCCGTTGATGGGAACGAATGCTTACGATCTCGTCTTTGAGTCACAGGGATCTCTGCTCAAGACGCGGCTCGACCGTGGAATTCGCCAGACCATCAAGAATGGCGAGCCTCGAGCCAATCCCCTCAGTATCAGGATCACTGATACCGACTCCGAGACCACGGCCGAGGTACTCTATGAGGTTCAGGGAGTGCGCGAGGTCATAGCGTTGGATCCCTTCCAGAAAAAGTGAACGCGCGTTCGCATTGGAGGCTAAGGCGTGGCGGTTGAACTCAACAAGGTGCTTTATGTCGATCAGGACTTCGGGACGGCTGTAGCCGCGATCCAGAACTTCCTGAGCTCGGAGTACCCGGACGAGTACAACGACTATATAGGCGCCAACCTTGGCCAGGCATTGATAGATATCATCGCCTACGCCGAGCAGAATCTGCTTTGGTATCTGAACCGCAAGGTCACTGATCTTTATTTCCCGACGGCCCGCACTCCCAACGCGGTCTCCAAGATAGCGCGCATGTTGGGGTACAAACCGAAAACGGCGACCTATGCTCAGGCGTCGGTAACGATCCGTTTGAAAAAGGGTCCGTATACTTTCCCGGTCACGATCAATCGCGGTTTCAAGCTCCGAGGTCCGAACCGCACGACCTGGGAATATAGAAGCGACGTCCCGATCGTCTTCGCCCCGGGTGAGCTCGTCAAGACGCTGACGGCGTCGCAGGGCGAGACGATCACCACGAACTTTATTTCATCCGGCGCGACCAATCAGGTCTTTGAGCTGCGCGGCATCTCGACCGGGAAATTTGTGGCTGGCGCCGACTTCCAGGTGTTTGTCGATGGGGTCGAGTGGGAGGAGTACGGACAGGTCCCATTCTCGGTGATCGAGGCGTATGAAACGAATCTGGTGACGAATCCGCCATACCTCCGATTTGGGGACGGCGTTCAGGGAAAGATCCCGCCTCAGGGCGCGGCAATCGAAGTCAAGTATGTGGTTTGCGACGGATTCAAGGGCCGCATACTCGCGGGCGCCATCAAGGAGCCGATCTCGAACCTTGTCTCGAATTTCCAGACCATCCCGCTCGAGATCACCCAAACGGCAGCTTCCGCTGGCGGCGATGACCCCGAGGATCTCCGGTCTATCGTCGTAAACAGCCCATTGTTTCAGCGGACCCAAGATCGGGCGATCACCAAGGGCGACTATGACTTTCTGTCGAATCAATATGAAAACGTGGCGCGAGCGAACGCTTCTATAGTGCGCGGCGTTTCCGGCGACCTGGCGGTGCAGAATATCTACTCTGTATTCCGCGAGCAGATCGGCAAGCTGATGCTTAACTCATGCGAAACAGTCTCCGGATCTGGAGAATATGTTTCTGGGGTCGCGGGGGCGGTGTCTGGATACCTCGATATTCTCTATGACCATATCGACTTGAATTTCACGGATTCCTGTAATGGCAACCTCGTCCAGGTGGCCGTGTTGTCGAAGGACGCGAATCGTCGCTATGTCGCGCCCCTGCAGGAGACATTAGACGGCCTCAAAGCTCATCTCGAAGAGCGCAAGGACGCGACCCACACGCTTGAGGTTCTATCCGGAACGGCAAACGTGGTCGACGCAACGATCACGGTGCGCGTCAAGGTCAGTCAAAACGCGATCGAAGATGACGTCGTCCAGGAGATTAGCGACGCTCTCGAGAAAAGTGATGAGACACCATTCGGACTCCTCGTCGAGCGTCCATTCGATCAGAGCCTCTATCTGTGGAACGTGGAGCAGGCTTTGATCGACGGCATCGAAGACGTGAATAATCGCGTCGTCTATATCGACGTCGAAATCACTGGTCCGGCCGAGTTTCTCGACGATTACGGCAATTTGATTATTCCCAATGGATACGTCATTCAAAACGGCGGCGTCACGATCGTGAAGCTGCCTCGATATTGAGAACGGGAGTCAAAGGACCATGGCGATCAAATCACCGAAGATCATGCAGTACCTCGGGATCCCATACCCCGATGAGGATTGCGATCCTTTCTATGATCAGTTTGAGGCTATGGTTCAGGGCATCGAGCGCGCCTTGTTTTTCTCGAAAGTTTTCTCCAACTGCGTTTTCGGCGGGGGCGGAACCAGGGCCTGGGACGGCACGACCGGGGTTTTCACTTGGACCAGCGATTTCACGCTGATGGTCCCGCAGTGGGGCTACAAGGCATCGCTGCGATACGGTTCCGACAACGCCACGCGATACGCCAGCCTATTCGACGGTCAGTTTCTGGTCGCTCGTCTTCCCATGGGGATGAACGACAATATCGTCTTGAACTTTATCCAAGGGTCGCAGCTCGATCAGTCCCGACATGACGAGATCGTTCTAGCTGCCAGAATTGGCAGCAAGCTTCATCTGCGTTCAATCGGGGAGGTCAGCTGAGTGTCGTTCAATGGAGTAGGATTTGGTCACGGGCGCTTCGGTCACTTTCCATTCGGGAAGAGTGACTTTGGCGACGAAGTCGTCGTCCGCTCGTTTTCAGATGTCCTGCTCGAGGACGAAGACGATCCGACCGGGATCAATCAGCGTCTTCTAGGATATCTCCGGACTATCCGTGACTCCGTGAATCGGACGAAGACCGAGATCGACCAGATTTCTGACCAAGTTGACTTTGACAAGGTTAGAGATGATCTGATCGTGCATCTCGGCAGAACCATCGGCGTCGAGATCGACGATGCCGAGCCAGCCGAGTTCCGACGAGCCCTCGTCGCGAACGCCGTGCTCTTCTACCGCATCAAAGGCACGGTCCAGTCCTACAAGATCCGAGGGAAGATATCCGGATTCGACATCGATGTTTTCAACATGTTCCGGATCGACCCGAGCCTTCTGCCGTTCTTCGATCCGGAAGATATCTTTGAAATCCCTTTCGGATCGGGAATCTGGTACACGGACCGCGCTCCAGGCGAGGTGCCCGGAACTCCTACGGAGATCACCTGCGACTATTGTCTGACATCGGCGATCAAACTGAGCTTTACTATCGTCAAGGAACAGCCGCCGGCCATTGCGGGGCAGGCTAACTTCACAGACCGAGTCATTGCCAAGCTCCGGGACATCGTCCCGATTCACGTCCGGGAATTGCTGTTCGAGATCGTGGCGATTATCCTGGTGGACGAACATCAGAATATCAAGGTCGAGGGATCGCAGGTGGAGACGTCATTCATTCCGGTGCCTGCTTTTGCACGATTTGACGCCTTTAGCGTCGACTCTATGCCGCTGGACGCTCATGGGGGCATTGCGGGCACGACAAACGAGTCGCCGGCCTAGGTGTGGAGGATTCAGTGGCATTCTTAACAGGTGTTATGACGACCGTCGGGAGAGCCGCTCTCGCCAAATCCTTCGGGAAGCTCGGCGGCAATGACGGCAGTCATGCCGCTTATTTTCGAATCGGGACCGGCGGATATATCGACACCGGATCCGGCCGCATCCCGAAGGACCCTAGCGAGGCGTTGGCCGAAATCGAGGCTGTCACGGGCGCCATGTTCTATTTTGAGAAGGCGCTGACTCCCAGTGACTTCGTCTTCGTAGCTCCGTCGATCATTCAGATCCGATGTCGGCTCGACGGCATCGAGGCGAACGATGATGGATTCGGCGAAGAACCGGAGTTTTTCGAACTCGGAATATATGATGATCAGGACGTGCTCGTCGCCTACACGACTTTTCCACAGCAGACCAAGGCGTCGAATAAAATCCTGACGAACTACGTTCAGTGCTACTTCTGACGGGGGCGTCTGATGTCTTTGCTTGACCAGAAGCCGATCGCTTCGGAGTTTATTAAGCTCCGATGGCTCGAGCCATATGCATCATCTGGCTTCAACAGAAGCCAGTTCAAGACGACTCCAAGAGGCGTTTACAACGGCTTTGTCGTGAAGGCAGGCCCTGGAGCGCGCGAGGTCAGCGTCGTCCACGACGACCCGACCGGCTGGGATGAGTCGACCGGATATGCTTACGGGGCGTTTGACACGGCTTCCGGATGGTCCGTCGCGGTTCATTCTTCGCTCACTGGATTCAATACGACGGTAGCGATCCAGGCCGGCCCCGACCGAAACTTCGTCTTTGACGTCGACTCATACGGCGGCCAATCGGTCTTCTTCGCGCTTGATGTGCAGTATTTGCAGGGGATAGATACAGCGGCTCAGGTCAAACTGGTGCAGGCCGACGACCTCGAGGCGGACCCTGCGCTCGTCGTGCTTGCTCGCGTCGACGTCCCGGCGGTCGATCCGGTCGACGACCTCAACGTCGTCACTGACGATCCGGCCTATCCAAGGGTCCGTCCGTTTGCCAACCAGTACAAGCCCGGCTACATGTCGCGCCAGCAGGCCCAGGACCTGCAGGCGCTGCAGCAGGTCTCCGGATCTCCGGCGCTCGTCTATGAGACCGAGATAGCTTTTGACGGCCCGCAGGACGTCGACTTGCCGCCCGGATATCACTACGTCCTTGGCGGCGAGGATCTCCAGGTATGGAAGAACGGCGTATCTAAAACGGCGGGGGCGCTGCGCGACTATATCGAAGTCGATCGCGGCGACGGCCGGGGCGAAAAGATCACGTGGGTCGGTCTTGATCTCCGCGAGGGCGATCGGATCAAGTTTAGAATCCAGAAATACGCCGCGCACCTGACCTCGACGCTGAAGGTTTACGACGAATTCACGCTGATCGACCCCAACGTGGTCTATCTGCGGTTTGTCGGGACTGGCGTGCAGGTGCTTCCGGATGGCCCGCGATCCGCCAAGGTCATGATAGGCGGCGGCGGTGGCGGCGGCGGATCCATGCTCCGCACGAAGGCCAACTCGAGCGGAGCGACCCTGCAAGCGTTTCGGGCGGTTCGGATGCTGAACAGCCTGGAAGCGTCGCCGAATACGCTCGAATACTTCGACCCGGCCGTTTCCGGCCATGTGTTCTACGGCGTCACGATTCAAGACATTGTCAACGGCGGCTTCGGAGACGTCGCCGTCGGCGGCGTGATAGAGGGGGTGTCTGGCATCTCGGGAGACATCAATGATTATCTCTTCGTGCAGCCGGGAGGGTCTGGCGAGCTCGTTACGACAGCGCCTGATCCGCTAACGAATCAAGTCGTCCGTGTCGGATTCCTGGACGGCGCGACATCGGTGTCCGGCGGCGGTGCCGTCGACCTGATCTTCGACCGTGGGAGGGTAAACTGATGTCCCTCTATCTGCTGAAATACATTACAGACCAGGGCCGATACGAGATTCTAAAACCCGGCGAATCGGTGACGGTCGGCGGCGTGGTGATCGGCGACGGAACGGATATCGTCACGGTATCTGGGGTCAACTCGCTGGCTGCCGTGATAGCCGAGGTTTCCGGAGCGGTTTCCCTCGAAGACGACGCCCTTCGAACACTGATCGAGACGGTGTCGGGAGCGGGGTCGGCTCGGGACGATGCGCAGGATGCGACGATCGCAGCGGTCTCCGGGGCGTCCAGCCTAAGGGACGACGCGCAGGATCTGACCCTGCAAAGCGTTTCTGGTTCCCTTCTGGCCCGGATCGATTCCGTATCTGGCGCATCGAGCCTTCGAGACGATGCGCAAGACGCTGTGACACAGGGCGTCTCCGGAAATTTGCAGAGCCAGATCAACGCCATTACGGCGGATCGCGCCAAAGAGGAGCGATTCGAGGCGGTCTCTGGGCAGCAGATTTTTACTCTATCGACGATTCAGTTTGACCCAGATGGCGCCGTGCGCGACGCGCAGGTGTTCAAAAACGGCGTCAAAATGTTCCAGTCGATCAACGGCTCGATCAGTGGCGCCGTCTCTGGCGGCGACTTCATAAAGACCGAAACGCAGGTTCAATTTCTCTACCCGCTCAAGGACGGTGACCGGGTCATCGTTCGAGATGAGCGGACCGGGGGCGGCGGTGGGTCGCTAGACCTCGAGAATATCTCGGTGGATATCGCTCCTGATTCGATCGGATCTCGAAGTGTCGGCAAGGCAATCCGCCCATTTTCGTCAGTTTATCTGTGGGACTACGTTTGCGGCGTGTCGTGGCGGCTCGAGATCGTTTCGGGTGTGATCCAGGCAGAGCAAGTCTAAAGAGGGCGGGCATGGCATTCGCATCAATCAAGGTCGCTTACGTCGAGCTAGTACCTGTGAACCCAACGCAGGTGCCAGCTGGCGCCGTGTTTTTAGACGAGACAAACTCGGATCAGGTAACGATCAAGAATCCCGGCGGGGGCTCACCCGAGCCAGTCAGCGGCTCCGGCGGAGCGGATTACTTCCGAAAAGCCTGCGTTGCTGGTGGAGCCATCGCGGCCAAGGTTCCGGTCGCAAAGCGATCGGATGGAAAGGTCGTAGCGGCCGACACGGACGATGTCACGGCGAGAAACTTTGTGGGCTACTCGCTCAGTGCCGTCGCGGGCGATGGAGACCCGCTTGATATCCTTTTGGCTGGCCCCAATCTTGCCGGAGCATTGACGGGCCTCGGATTCGCCCCCGGTGATCTGGTGTATATGTCAGAAACTGCTGGTGGTTATCTGAAAGAGACCGATATTGCTGGCATGACCGGCAACGATGACGTGATTCGGGTCATAGGGATCGCCGATTGCGCTGCCGGGGTAGCCTCGGCAACAGCGACCGACCTTGTGGCGATTACACAGACCATCGCGTACCCTTGAGGTAATGACCATGAAGACCAAGAAGTCCACCCGAAAAAATAAAAAAAGTGCGTCATCAGTTGATGATGTCGTGAATAGTGATGTCGCAAAGAAGCTCTCGGCGAAGCTGATCGAATCGTCTGAAGAATTTCGCCAACGGGTTAGTGATATCGCGGCGAGCTTCGGAGTAAAATTGTCGGCGACGATCGACTTTAAGATTGAAGCATGACCTGGACCTGGACCTGGACCTGACCTGGACCTTGGCATACCTCCAAACATGGTTTAAGGAGTCCCGGAATGGCAGCCTACGATCTCTTACGGATTGGCTCTAACGGTCAACCCAAGCGTCTCCCATCATCGGCATCGACCGTTGATTTCTTGTCGATCAAGATCGGCGCTTCTGGCCTCGAAATTCTTGAGGCATCGGGTCACTTCGATTTCAGCGCGAAGAAGCTGACCAATATCGCCTCGGGCACGGCGGCTGGGGAGGCCCTAAGCTACAGCCAGCTCGGCGCGGTGAACGGCGTCGCCTCTCTCGATGGCACCGGCAAGGTCCCGGCAGCCCAGCTTCCCTCGGCGGTTATGACTTACGAAGGCGTTTGGAACGCCTCGACCAACAGCCCGACCCTCGCCGATGGCGTCGGTGACGCTGGTATGGTCTATCGCGTTGGCACGGCCGGCACACAAGATCTCGGATCTGGGTCGATCGCTTTCGATGTCGGCGACTATGCCATCTACAACGGCACGACCTGGGAGAAGTCGGACACGACTGATGCCGTTGCGAGCGTTAACGGCCTAAGCGGGGTCGTGACTCTCGTCACCGATAACATCGCTGAAGACGGATCCCCGGTTAATCTGTGGTTCACCGATCCTCGCGCGCTTGCAGCTGCAGTCCAAAGCGGCACGATTACCGACGGCGTGACCAAGGCGCCGACTCATGACGCGGTGTTCGACGCCCTTGCCGGCAAGAGCGACACCGGCCACACGCACACTGCAGCGAATATCACCGACTTCGATTCAGCGGCCCTGACCGCAGCCGTTCAGTCGGGCGCGATCACAGATGGCGTGACCAAGGCGCCGACTCATGATGCCGTTTTCGACGCCCTCGCCCTTAAGGCTGATGCTGCATCGGTCGCAACGCTTTACGATCCATCCGGAACATGGACGAACAGCGAAGGCGGCTCGATCACTGCTCGCCAGGTCGTTTATCAAACGGCGTCTGGGCAGGTCCAGCTTGCCCAGGCCAACGATTCCCTGGCCCCTCACTCCGTCTTCCGCATGGTGAAGACGGCGAGCGTCGCGGACGCCGCTAGCACGGGCGAGTATTGGAAGGCTGGTGCAAAGGTTCCAGGATTCACGGGCCTGACCGTCGGGTCGCCGATCTATCTCAGTCGCTCGTCGGCCGGCGGCTACGCACAAGACCTCACGGGCTTCGTCGCTGGCGAGCACGTCGTGAGCCTTGGCCGGGTCCTGTCGACCACTGAGATCGAGTTCTGGCCTGAGTACAAGTTCGAGTACTGACCATTACTTCCTGGCGCGGGGGCGTTTTTAGGAATGCTCTCGCGCCATTCTCCTGCGGGGTTGGGGATGGCGCAGTATTACGCCAAGATTGACGATACGAACGGACGGCTTAAGCGCGTCCCGGTGCTCTACACCGATACCTTGACGGTGGTCTCATCCGGCGGGGGCGAGGTTGACTTTGCGGTGAGCGGCCTGACGGCGTCAAACCTCGTGGAGTCCTGGGTAAACGGGATGCCACAGGTCGAAGGGGATGACTTCGCGCGCAACGTGGCTCAGAATAAGATAACCTACACAGAAACTCAGCCACAGAACGCCGTCATTAAGATCCGAGTCTGGTCCTAAGGGGGATTTCATGGCCGCTCCTAGGCAAGAGACATTCGTCCGAACCACCGATATCGTCGCTGATCGCGCGGCGTCGCGGCTTGGCAACAGCGGGACCGATGATCTCAAGGATCTGATTGACAGGATCAACACGGCGTTCAGGACGCCCATCGAGGTCAGGGCTCAATCGCCCAACACGACCATCGTCGACGTTTCCCGGGTCACGCGCGATCTCCCGGACGGCACGAGAATGGGCATGATGCGCGATGGCGTCATTGCTCCCATCGGCGATGGAACCATCGATTTCTCAACCGGATCGGTGACATCAGGCTCCGTGGCAAGCTTCACGGTGCCAACGATGACGGCCGGGTTTTACGTCCGAGCTCTCATCCAATACAACGCGAGTCAAAACATTTTGACCGCGACGTTTGGCACCGAAGATGCGGCGTTAGCGAGCACCGGCGCTCCTGCCATGCTGACGGGCTACCAGCCGATCAGCCTGGTTGAGCTGCACTCCACCACTGGGGGCCTCGGTGCATTTGATGTCATTTCGCAGGCTGATCTGATCCGGCTCGAGCCTGGCTTTTCTGACCCAGGTCCGTCGGTCCAGTCGTTCACGGTCGTGGCTCCTCAGGATGTCTTCGTGCTCACGCAGTTCAAAATTCCAGCGAATCGCGACCGCCTCATGGTCACGGTTAATGGGCAGGTGATGGTTCGCGGCGACGATTATTCGGTTACCGACGACACCGCGACATTCGTCGAGCAACAGCCAGAAAATGCGGTCGTCACCTTTAAGCTGATCTGAAACAAGGGGTCAAACGATGCCAGTGAGCAGGATGCAGACTCACCAGATGGTCCACGAGGCCGCGACGACGCTGACCCGGCGCACGGCCAGGACCGCAGTGAAGCAGCACATCGACGACGTGATGACGGAGCTTAATGCGCCGCTTCGTCTGCGCGCCGAGTCGCCGAATAGTTCAAAGCTCGTGATCGAGGCCGCGCAGCAGACGATGCCGGACTCCGGCCTGAAAGTCGCCGGCATCCTCGACGACGCGGTGGGGAGTCTGGCACAGACGACCATCGACCTGCAAAGCGGCGCGACAACGGGGGGAACCGTCCTCCGCGATGGCGCGGCCTTCTCGTTGCCGTCGGGATCGACTACCGGATACTTCCGCATCATGGCCGTGGTTTACAAGCCGGCCATCGATTCGATCGACACCTCATTTTCAGCGGAGGCGGCGACCGTCGGCGCGCTGGTGAATCCTGGCGTGGTGTTCGCATCCCTTGACGGCATCAACCTCGGCTATCTTATTCTCGAGGCGACCGCATCGAGCGCATATAAGACTGAAGCGGCCGCGACGAGCGTGGTCGAGAACGCGAAGATCTACCGATTCGGGGGAAGCTCGGGCGCAGGCGGAGGCGTCGACAAGACCTACCGCCCATCGGCTCTCTCGGCGACTGGCTTCACGCTCAAAGGCGGATATGCCGCGATCGACGACAAACGCGTGCTGGCGTCCGGGTCTGGAACGACCAAGGCATCGGTGACTGACCTTGTCATCAATGGCGACACTCTTCTCTCGGAAGCAGGTCTCGGCGCCAACGTCGCGGCGGCTTCCAAGCCTGTCCGCCTGACTCTCGCTATCGACCTATGGACGCTGAGCTCGGCGGTCACGATCACCGACAACCTGCGCGAGGTCTATCGGTGGGGCCAGAGCAATCTGGTTCTATTGACTGGACTCCCGGAGGAGATCGACCCACGCCGGTATTATTTCCTGAACGAGTTCCATATTCCGACCGGGGCCACAACGTGGGCGGACGCCGAGATCATCTACGCGCCGCAGCGTGTCCACGACTCTCTCACGAGCTTCGTCGCGCCCGCCCAGGTCGCGTCTCTGACACACACGGGCGTGGCAGCTACTCAAAACCACGGCCTTGCCGGCAAGCCAGACGTCATCGAGGTCAATTACTTCGACGGGACGAACGAGTATCCCGTCGAAGACATGAGCCATGTCGTCTGGGTGACGTCGACTCAGATCCGAATAGAACCGGCTGGGCTCGACACCACGGGCGGCAAAGAGTTCCGGATCAAGCTGATCTATTTCCCGACGCAGACCTTGCTTGCTATCCCGATGAACGGGAAGACATTCGGCCCTTACACATCGGCCGGGGCGACCACCGTCGCGCACGGATTGACTGATCCGTCCTACCGGACGCGATTCATGGTGATCGAGCACGACACGTCGACTGATAGATTCCGGGAGCGAGATCCCAGTTCCATAGTGAAGGAATGGGACGCCACGAATGTCTATCTCGACTGGACCGGCATCAGTTTCACGAACTTGGAATACTATATCGTGGCCGGCCCTGGTCCGAGTGCGGCTGGCTTGCCGATTGAGTACGGCGGCTACACGAAGTTTGTCGGCGGCGGACCAGGCTCCTACCTCACCGTTACCGCCGCCCTCGCCGTCGCTGTGGCCGGCGACCGCATCTTGATTCGCCAGAACACGAGTGAATCGGCGGCGCTTTCGGTCCCTGCCGGGGTCGAGCTCGATCAAATGCCAAACACGACGGTGACCCTGTCGGCCACGGCGTTTGCATCGGGAGCGATCCGCCTCACCGGCGCCAAGGCGGCCTGGCGGCACATGAACGCCAAGGTAACGGGCATCACGGGCACGCTCGCCAAGGCGGTCTCGATCGAGGCTGCTGATTGCAAGATCGACGGTGACCTCGAGATCGACTGCGCGGGCCAGACGGTCACAGACGCCGTCGAGATCGCGGCTGGCGGCCTGAGAGCCAGGGTCGAGGTCGGCGTGAAGTTCACGGCCGGGGTCGCGATTACTAACCTGCTAGACAATCAAGACGGGGCCGGCAACGTATCGGTATGGGGAGGCTGAGATGTCTGATGTCATCCGAACTGGCGGCGACAGGATCATAGAAAACCCCATCCAAGGCGGAAGCCTTATTCTCCGCACAACCGCTGTAGGCGGCGCGAAGAATGATGCTGTTTCAATTTCCGGTTCTGGAGTTATGACTGCTCCTGCCCAGCCGCCGATCGGCTCTATCGTATCGTACAGCCCAGGGTATTTTACCAACGGTTCAAACGGAGGATTTACTCGCGTAGGTCCTGCTACAAATACGGTCGCCGGAGTGAATAGCTATTTACCGGGAAATTGGAGAGTGTGCGATGGATCTGCGCTAAACGATCCAGATTCACCTATCTGGGTCGGGGCGAGCCGATTTCTTCCGAACCTCACTGACTCTCGGTTTCTGATGGGTTCGACAGCGGCAGGGACGACAGGCGGCGCTAATACGGTGCCGCACACTCACTCAGTCACAAGCAATGTTACCGTCTCTGCTCAGCCTACTTTCACTGTCCCCGATCACTATCACGGCAAAGGCACTTTGAATATCACGAGTAGTGGTGCTCACACTCACACGTACAGCACTACGACCCCACAATACATAACAGCGGGAACAGCCTGGACAGATACCGGAACAGGTTATGATTCTTATACAGCGACAATGAACTCTAGCGGCGCACACACTCACCCCAGCTCGAACTTTGCCGGTTCGGTAGGTTCGACTGGAGGGGCGAACGGCGATGTCGATTTCGCGGCGACCAGGACGACTAACGTCGCGCTTGCGAACGCCGCTGTTACATCTGAAGCTGCATCTGATTCCGAGAATCGGCCTTTGCACCTGACTGCCTTTTACATCATTAGGGTGAAGTGATGGGCGTTTACTCGGTGCGATATAGGCGCAAGAATCAATGGTTTTGGAGAACCATCAAGAATGTAAAGGGCGACCTGCTCGCATCTGATCTTCCCGGCTCTCCTAGAGTTTTCATTCTGTCAGACGAGTCTCGTGTAGAGGTCCCGTCAGATGATCTGGAGTTGAGATTTTCCAAAGAGCGATTCATCGTCATTAAGCAGAACATGGAAAAAGACGCCGGGCAGGTTTTGCCGGTTAGCACCTAGAGATTGAGGGCAACAATGAAAAAATTTCTCCTCTCCCTACTCCTCGCAGTCCCGTCATTCCCCGCCTTCGCGGGCGACCGGGTCATCATCAATCCCGAGCAAGATGGCGACCTAAAGATCAAGGTGAACGATGGCGGGTCAGTCACGGACGTGATGACGTTCCAGGGCTCTAGCGGGAATGTTGGCATCGGGACAACCGCACCATCGAGCACGCTCACCGTCGCGGGCGGCGAAACTCGAATCACGGACACGAGCGGGAACCTCATTCATCGTTTCGAGCAGGACGGATCACAGACCGGGTACAGGGTAGGGAACGCGGTATCTCACTCTTATCTTAGATACAATGGCTCCTTCGCCTCACCTACTGCTGTCGCCAACGGCGAGACGTTGAGCCAGATTCTATTCCGAGGGTACGATGGAAGTAATGCTCTCAGCGCAGCGTCAATCACGGCGACTGTAGACAACCCCGTCGGCACCAACGACATGCCGGGTAGGTTGATATTCTCCACTACAGCAGACGGAGCAAGTAGCCCATCTGAACGCATGAGGATTGCCAACACAGGCAACGTCGGAATCGGTACCAGCTCGCCTAGTGAGAGGCTTGAGGTGAGAGCGACCGGAACATCCAATGTTATGCGAGTCACCTCAGATCAGACGACCGCTAGGATCATATTCAACACAAGCGGAGCGGATAGAGGGCAGATCACTAGCTCAACTGCGGACGCCATTCGGTTCAATAACGGGGCTGGTAGCGAAATAGCTAGAATCTCATCAACCGGATTTTTCGCCACACCATCTACCGGGGCAATCTACAACGGCACTGACGCCTCAAATGAGATTGGATTTTTCGCTGGCAGTAACGGAGGAGCGACTACTGACTCATGCCAGACCATTTGTGACGGAGATAGGGCAGGCCATGGTCTGAGTACGGGCACTGCGGCTTTGTGTGTTGGCGGGTGGAATCAGCCGACTGGAGTGACAATCACCTGTTCCGACACATCTAATATCTTCAAAAACTGCGTATGCTTCGGACGAAGGTAAACACAAAATGCGCCTACTCCTCATCCTCCTAGTCCTACTCGCCGGATGCACCACGACCGCACAGCCGGAACGCTGGGAGCTGCCGACGAGCGAGAAGATCATTTGCTTGCGCTACGAGCAGGCCGAGTGCGGTTTGTCTCTGCTGTCGTGCGGTGACGATCACTCGGTAGACTTCGAGTGCTTGACCGAGGCAAAATATTTAGGCCCTGGTGAATACCTTGAGCCAGATTTTTACGACGAGCCAAATGAGGACGAGTCGCCATGAGTAGGTCTTACCGCACCATTGTAGCGTTGTGCTTCCTTGTCGGGCTCGCGTCCCTTGTCGGGGCGTGGACGATCAAGGAGACGAAGACCGATCAGGATCTAGACTTCTATGTGGCGCCTGGCGGGACGCCGACGAAGGCGTTGTCGATTGATGGCGCGACGGGTTCATCTGAAATAGACGGATCATCAGACACGGTACAACTCAACATCAAAGGCCACACGACTCAGACGAATAGTGTATCGCCGCTGCTTCGCCTTCAGGGTGGTGGTGCTTATATTCCTGACCTTTGGATCACACGATCCGCAACAGACGTTGACTCCCCATCTGCTCCCATAAGCGGTAACTCGGTCGGCGCGATAACCTTCAAGGGTTACGACGGGAACTCTTACGAGGAGTCAGCTTCAATAAGGTCGCTAGTTGACGGGACACCGGGCGATGGAGATATGCCTGGGTCTCTTGCGTTCTCGACTACTCCAGATGGAACCGCTACTCGCGTAGAACGCATGCGAATCGACAACGCTGGCAATGTCGGCATTGGGACAACTTCTCCGGCTGGATTGACGCATATTTCAAGAGCGGTTAGCGCAGGAGACGTAAAGCTAATCATAGAAAATTCCCAGGGAACCGGAAGCACAACAGAGCGAGCCGTGCTTGAGTTAAAGCCTTCTCAGACTCTAAGCGTCCATGGCGCTCAAGTGAGAGCTGTCAGAGATGACAATTTTGTGGCTAATCCAGCCGGACGTGATGTCGGTCTTGAGTTCGTTGTAGTGCCTAATGATAACCCTTCTGTCGCGATGAAAATAAACAACACAGGGGGCGCCATTATATATGACACCGGAAACAATGGCGGTAACGTGCCGCATGCTTGCAACCGAGTAGTAGGCACACCTGTTAACAATCAGACATCCACAGTATCGTGCGCTGCTGGCGAGAAAGTTATTGGTGGTGGATGTCAGTCGGATCTGCCTAACAGCCCATTGAGTAGAAGTTATCCATCTAACGACACTACCTGGACTTGCGTATATACGACTTCCGTTAACTCGAATATAGCCACCGCCATCTGCTGCGACTACTAAGAGGCCAAAATGTCCGAGAATAAAATCGACTGGACGCATTTCTGCCTCGCCATCGCTGCGATCTTTGTCGGCTTTACTCTCGCGGCGTGGGGTGTCGTTGCGGCCAATCACTTGCAGCTGATTATTGCCCCGGCGTCGCCGTAGTCTTCTCAATCGCGATCAATCGCGGTACGATCTATATCAGCCTGATAGCTCAAAAAGCTTAGAGCGCTCTCCAAAACTCGGGCTGGGTTTAGACGAGAGAGATGCCGACTGGCGATCGGCTTGGGCTACACTCTAAATGTGAGGATGAGAAATGCGCGACAAAGGCCATTGCATCATCGTCACGATTGCCTAACTAACCCCGCAGCAACGCCACGAGCGCCTCATATCCTTCGTCCAGAAGGATCTCCGTATCCCCGTCAGTCAAAATCACCGCTGAGTCAGCGCCATCGTTCTGTGGGATGGCGACGGCTATCGCCTTTTTGTTTATCAGCATGGTTTTGTCGCCGGTCTCGACGACCTCGATGAACGACGGATGATCCGCGAGCGCGCGCGCGATCGCCTGGAAGCCCTCGTCGACTCTCATGACGCCGCCGCATCTCATGGTGATCAGAGAGCCGCTATCTTCGTGAGCGACTATTTTAAGGATCCAGTCGGCATTGACCGTAACGGGCGTTTCTCGCGTGACTTTGATGAACATCTGGGTCTCCTCTAGGTCAGGGTGGTTGGGCCTGGTTTACCCAAAAACGGCAGGGAGCCCGAGTCCTCATTTCCGGCAGCCGCCAACAGCCCGGGTTTTTGTTAGTCGAGTCGCCGTGTTGCCGGTCAAAAATAGCCCTAAAGTCCTGCCGCAGGATGCCGAAGAAGGTGTCGACGGTCAAAACCGGCCGGAAATTAAGGGGGTTTATATGAGGATCTCGATTTTCCTTTTCGTCGGTCTCACGGCAGCCTGCGGCACCGCGCCAACGGCGGGCGATAGTCCTAGCGTGACGGCCTCCCAGGCGCCTGCGGCGGCCACGCCGATCAGCAACGCCAAGCAGGATAGCGGCGTGACGACGGTCGCCTCGCCGGCCAAGCTGCCGACCTGCGACGGCGCCGCCGAGGGCACACTGGCCTACGTCCGCTCGGAGCGATCCCTCATGATCTGCGAGGGGGCCGATTGGGTCGCGGCGCCTATCGCCGACGGCGGGGCCGGGAAGGACGGGCGCGACGGTCGCGACGGCAAGGACGGCGCCCCGGCGAGCGTCGATATCGCCGAGGTCGAGCCGGGCGACGTCTGCGCGGCGGGCGGCGCTGTCATCACGCCATTCGTCGACACGGATGGCGACGGGCTCCTCGGCGCCGACGACGACCCTGGTGACGCCGAGGTCGTCTGCGACGGCGAGGCGGGCGTGGACGGCGAGGCAGGCGCGAAGGGCGCCAAGGGGGAGGCTGGGGCCAAGGGTGACAAAGGCGACAAGGGCGACGCTGGCGCCGACGGCACCGACAACCATATCGTCATGAAGTACGTTTGCACGGGCGCGGTCAGGCACGCCTCGATGGCGAGCGGGACGCCGACCGACCTTTCGAGCACATATCAGGTCTTCGTCGACTCCTCCGGCGACGCTAGGGCCTGGGCGCAGATCGCCTGGGGCGACATCCCGGCGGTTCCGCAGACGGCCGGCTACGGCCAAATCTGGACGGCCGAGTACAGCGCGTCTGAGGCGGGCGCTGAGACAGCGATCGTGTCGGGCCTGATGAACTGGAACACCGGCCCATCGGGGGCCTCCTACACGGGGCGCTGGACCTTCACGCTCGACCGCGCAAACGATACCGCGCAGGCCAAGTATGACGACCCGGACATGACGCCAACGTCGGTTTGGTTTACGCACACCTGCACCAAGACGACCTTCTGATCCGACCTTGAGGGCGGGCGACGAGGGCTGCCATTTGGCGGCCCTTTTCGCTTTCCGCGCGCTTCCCTCCTTGCCGCGCGAACGCGCGTTCGCCTATCATCGAGCCATGGGGATGATTTGGTTTCGACTGGACCAGGAACAACTGCTAGCGCGTCGAGAATTTCGGCGATCTCGTCAAAACGCCGAGAATCCAAACCAGGCAACGACAATGTTGTCCATGTCGACTTCAGCCGCAAGGCTTCGGTCGTCAAGCTCGCGGCTTAAAAATCCGCGAGGGTAGCCGCCGGAACGCTACCGTAATCAGCCCGGCAAAACGTCGGTTTTCTAGTTCTTCCGACGATAAGTCAAAAGGCTAGATCGAGGTCTCTGGCTCGACGAAAAGTCAGGGTGGTGGAGGCGGCATTATAGGTCGCCCTTGGTGTGATAGGATTGCTGGAGCCTTAAAAGACCAGCTACACGCGTAGAATGGCGGAAGCGAACGGTACAGGACCCGGGTTCGAATCCCGGCATCTCCACTCTCTGACTATCCCGCTAGCGACCCGATGTCGTAAAATAAGACCCACCCTTCACAGTGTGACTGGCCCGGACCGTTGACCCCATCCAACGGAGGACTGGCCATGGCAATCGCTCGCAATTTCAAGGGCTGGACGCGAGACCCCTGGGATCCGAGGGACCGGCGTTTCTCGGCACCATCGCCAAACCTCAAGTACCCGCGCAAAGCCGACATTTATCGGTTTTGCCAGCCGATGCTGGACCAGGGATCGCTGGGCAGCTGCACGGCTCATATGGCGGTCGAGCTGTATATGCAGGCCGAGTTCGAGAGGTTCGGCAAGACGACGCTCAAAAGCCGACTGGCGACATATTGGTGGACCCGTCTTCTTATGGGCACTCTCAACGAAGATTCTGGCGCGACGATTCGCCTGGCGATCAAGTCGCTCGCCAAGTTTGGCGCGTGCGAGGACTCGCTCTATCCGAACGATGCGCAGCGGTTTGTCGAGAAGCCGAGCGAACAGGCGATCGCGAGCGCGAAGCAGAACATCGCCGTCCAGTACGCTCGCGTGCCTCACACGGCCGACGGCTTTCGCGACCGGATTATGCGTGGGGATGCCATCGGGATCGGCTTCGACTGTTTCGACAGCTTGATGAGCCATCGGACGTTGCAGACCGGCATCATTCCGATGCCAAAGCGCGGGGAGCAGTCAAACGGCGGGCACGCCGTCGTCATCGTCGCATACGACGACGATCGCGGCGTCTTTGTGATCAAAAACTCCTGGGGTAATCGGGTCGGTCTATCGCCGCAGCCAGGCTTGCCGCGAGGATACTTTGAGATCCCAATGGAATACCTGCTCGACCCGAAGTTGTCCGCCGATCCTTGGGCTCTGATGGTCGTCACCTAATCCGCTCATGCGATGAGCCCGAGAAGACGAGGAGCCGTATCGTGGCAGATCCCCGTATGACGTTCGCGAACTTTGTGGACCGCGCCTTCTGGACGCTACTGCTCGCAATCATTGGCTTCGGCGTGAAATTTTTGGGGGAGTTGTCGACGAATGTTCGAGAACTCAACTCAAAAATCGAAGCGGTGATTTTTGAATCCCGGGTTCACGAGACCGAGATCGGCGACCATGAAGTTCGCCTCCAGGATCACGAACATCGTCTAAACGCACTCGAACGTGCCGTCACGCGAAAGGGAAATCTCTATGATCCGATTCCGCCTCGCCGCAGTAATGGCTCTCGTCGTCGCGACTGAGGCTTGTGGATCGAGCCAAGAAGAGGCGGCGGCTCCGCCTCCTGTTCTGCCTCGAGCCGAGGAGCTCTCGGCGCTCGAGGGCGCAGAAACTGCGGCTATCGGGCGCCTGCTCGAGCGTCACCTGGATTCGGGCATGGTCGTCTCGAGGACTCGCCCAGACGACGGTTCTCCTCGTGATATCGGGGACTCAGCCATTTTCACTGGGATCGCGCTCGGAGC